CAACTCAGCTCTTGCTCTTGGTTCTGCTGGCACCCCTTCTCTGAAGTTCACCGGGGACACCAACACCGGCATCTACTCCCCTGGCGCCGACCAAGTAGCCATCTCAACTAATGGCACTGGGCGGTTGTTTGTTGATAGCAGTGGGAACGTAAAAATTGGTGGAACATCCTCTATTGACACAAACGGGCTTTCAGTTGAGACAACAGATTCTAATGGAGGAATTAACATTATTAGCCCAACAACTGGGCGAGGGGACATCTTTTTTGGTGACACTGATGATAAAAATATAGGGCAAATACGATACGCACACAGTAACAATAGTCTTACCATTAGAACCAACACTGCAGACCGGCTTACTATTGACGGCTCAGGCAGGTTAGGTCTGGGGACTAGTGCGCCTGACTACATCCTGGAAGTAGGTGAGTCCGGTGGCCCTCAACTCAATCTGAGGAATACCGACTCAACGTCTAGTGGTGTTGTAACAGGAACCACTCTCGGTATTGTTGGCTTTGCTGGCACCGACACTGTTACATGGGGTAGCGCCGAAGCGCGTGTAGCCGCTTCTATTCGAGGTGTAGGCGAAGCTGCTTGGACCAGTACAACATCTACTCACAAAGCAGGCTTAGCTTTTCTTACGCAAGCCGATTCCGCTACAGGTAAATTAGAGCGGATGCGTATTACCAACGCAGGCAACGTAGGGATTGGCACTACTAGCCCTGCGTCTGAACTAGATGTTGTTGGCCTTATCCGTGCAAGTCAATTAAGGCCCTCATTGGCAGATAGCGCAGCAACGCCGGGATTGCAGGTATACAATGAATCAGACACGGGTTTTTTCCGCCCAGCAGCCAATACTATTGGCATAACTGTAGGAGGAAGTGAAGCAGCCCGCATCGATAGCTCGGGCAGGCTGTTGGTGGGGACAAATACGGCGCGTGATCTTGGAGGGTTCTCTCCCAGCATATTTGAAGGAATAAATGCTTCCGGGTCAAGGCTTGTTCTTTTCCAGAACAGCAGCAGCACAAGTGCTGGGTGTCTTCATCTAGGAAAGTCTAGGGGGGCTTCTGTTGGGTCAAATACAATTGTTGAGCAAAATGATGAGTTAGGAGTCATTCGTTTTAATGGGGCAGACGGGACAGATTCTGATTCTACCGGCGCTGAAATCCGTTGTCTTGTAGACGGCACCCCCGGCGCCAACGATATGCCTGGCCGCCTAGTGTTCTCCACTACCGCCGATGGAGCGAGCAGCCCGACGGAGCGGATGAGGATTGCTTCAACAGGAAACGTTGGTATTGGAGTTTCACCTGGGTCAACAATTCGCTTGCACGTTAAAGGAAGCGATGCCACGAGTTCCAACTTCGCTCTTTACGTTGTTGACAGTGCTGACGCCGCAAACTTTTACGTCCGAAATGATGGGGTTGTTAATACTGGCACAAGCACCAATTCACCATACAACTTCACAACGGCAACAGCGGCAAATGTTGTTGTAACAAGTGCAGGTACACTGCAGCGAAGCACCTCGTCAATCAAGTACAAGCGCAATGTTGCTGATGCTGCCCATGGCTTGCCTGAACTGCTGCAACTAAGACCCGTCACTTATCAAAGCAAATCCGATGCAGATGGCGATGTTCAGTATGGCGGCCTCATTGCTGAAGAGGTAGACGCAGCAGGTCTTTCTGAGTTTGTGCAATACGCAGAGGATGGAACACCTGATGCACTTGCATACGGCAACATGGTTTCCCTTTGCATCAAAGCAATTCAAGACCAGCAAGTCATTATTGCTGAGTTGCAGGCCAAAGTTGCAGCCCTTGAGGCGTCGTAGTCCTACTCACTACTCACCTACCCAATACCACCATGACTGAGCGACCCTACAAACTAAAAGGCTTCACCCATCACACGCCTTGGGTTGAAGACGGCAAAGTCTTCCTCTGCAACGACGAAGACGGTGAGTATCTCGAAGAGTTCAGCACTTGGGAAGAACTTGAAGCCTTTATAGGAAAGTTGCGTGCCAAAGCTGATGAAGCTTGGCCTAGCTGATTAGTCACCTTCCCTACCCACTCTCACCTGAGCCTACCAATCGGTGGGCTCTTTTTTTCTCCATACACACCTTACTCATGTCTACCACTTTCACCTGGAACATTGCCCAAATGGAACGCGAAGTCGGCGACGGCTTCGTTTACACCGTGCATTACACCGTTGACGCCAAAGATGACACCTATGCAGCTGGTGCATACGGCTCCATTGGTCTGGAGCGTCCTGAAGACGAAATGATTCCGTTTAGCGAACTGACCCCTGAAGTTGTCGTGGGTTGGCTCCAAGACCAGCTTGGCGCAGAAAAGGTGGCTGAAGTTGAAGCCGCTCTCCAGGCTCAGCTTGATGAACAGCGTCAGCCGACCAAAGCTGCTGGTTTGCCCTGGGCCTGATCTTTTTAAACATTACTTGGTAATTACCAATGCTTACCATTCTTGGCCTTAAGGTCTCCTATGAGACCATCGTTTTCTTCGCCCTGTTCCTGGGTTCTGAAGTTATCGGTGCATCTAAACTCAAATCAAATAGTGTTGTTCAACTGATTCTTGGCGGTATTGCCGCCCTGAAGCCTCTGCGTAAAGAGGACGACAAGCTTAACCAAGTCAAGAACATCTTTAAAGGTTGAGGCTATGGTGCTGCTTCCGGTGAAGCAGTATTACGCCCAAACTGATAGTGCAACTGGTCATGGAGGCCGGATGTGCTTTAGCTCTACATGTGCTATGGCCATCAAGTACCTCCTACCAGATGCTCTTAAAGGGAGTAATGCTGACGATACATACTTAAAGACCGTACTTAAATACGGTGATACAACGCAAGCTACCGCACAGATTAAAGCCTGTGCTCAATACGGCATCCTTGCCACGTTTTACACCACCGGAACCAAACAAAAGCTCCTGTTTGAACTTCAACAGGGCTACCCAGTAGCAACAGGCATCCTTCATCACGGTCCAGCGACTGCCCCAACAGGTGGTGGTCATTACATGCTGTTGATTGGTGATGACGGAGCTAAGGGCATCTTCCACGATCCCTACGGTGAACTAGATAATACCAACGGCGGCTATGTAAAAGTCGGTGCTGGTGGTATGTCAGTTCGTTATTCCTGGGCTAACTGGCTCAAACGCTGGGAAGTTGATGGTCCTGGGACTGGTTGGTTTATGACTTTCAGAAAACAATGATTGAAGCAATCGTCTCAGGCACTGTTGCCGTTTTTACTGCTGTTGTTGCCCTTCATTCTCGTATGAACACTCGCATTAACGAAGTTGACTCACGTATTGACCGTGTAGAACTTCGCATTGCAGAGAAATATGTCCAACGTGAAGAGCTATCTTCAGCTCTACAAAAGATGGAGGATCACATGATTCGCATCGAAAATAAACTTGATCAGATCGTACTTCGCAATGGCAACTAAAAAACGAGCCACAGAAGACCAGTTCAACGAACTCCATAACCTTGTTACGTCTGAGTTCCTGGCACGTATCAAGTCTGGAGAAGCATCGACTGCAGATCTCAAGGCTGCGTGTGACTGGCTGGCTAAGAACGACATCAGCGGCGTTGCTTACGAAGGTAACCCCCTGGATAAGTTGGCGTCTGTGATGCCAAAGGTAGACCCTGAGATGGTGCAACGGAGGCTGTATGGCACAAAGCACGTCTGAGTACTACAAAAAGAATCCTGAGGCACGTAAACGTCGACAAAAGCAGCAATCTAAATACAACAAAACCAACAACGGTCTAAAGATCCGTACAAATGCCAACAAGCTGAACCGACAGCTTGGCACCTACGGAAACGGTGACGGAATGGATGCCTCCCATACAGGTCCAGCAAAGGGAAAGGTTGAAAACCCCTCAGCCAACCGTCGCAGACCCCGTACTGGCCAGAAGTACGCATGACCCCGTTACTACCAACGCCTGATCACTACCTCCAAAACCTAATAACGATGACAAGTCCAGAAGCAAAAAGGCTCTGGAGAAGAGCCATTAAGGAACACTTCAACTGTCAATGCGTTTATTGCGGAGAAACTTATGAATTACATGAACTTACACTTGACCACGTACGTCCTCGTTGTCTTGGCGGGGAAGATCTTACATCAAATCTTGTACCCAGCTGCTGGCAGTGTAATCAGGCAAAAGGTAGTAACAATTGGCTCCAATGGATGAGGAGCACATTTGGCATTAATCCATCCCGGGAAGGGATGATTCTTTCTCACATTAACTAATAATGGCACCTAAAAATAAAGCCAAGCAAAAGCCTGGCAGTATGCGGTCTCGTCAGCAGGCAAAGCTTAATAGTCAACGCGCACAAAAGTCTCCAATTGAACCCGCACCTCGCACGGGTCCCCGGCGGCAGCTTCCGCAAAGCAGCCAAGGACAAAACCGTGTGGGTAACTCCAGCCAGCCGTGGGGTGAACGGCAAGGGTCTGGACAACGTGTTGAACCCGTACGTGTTCGTGAAGTAGGTCGTCCTCAGCTTCCCGCTGGTCAAACTGTTCCTGAAAACCGGCGCCTGCCGGGGATGCAAGGCCCTCAGCCTGCGGCACGTCCTCAACGGCCTGGGACAAGCCGCCCTGCAACGGCAAGTCGCATGGAAGCCGCCCAAGCAAAAGCTGAGAGGGCTGCTCAAGGTACAAAGTCATCGTCTGTTCGCACTGGCAGGCCTGCAAAGCCGTCTCGATTTGGCGGAGCATTTGGCAAAGGTAATGCTGCTGCAATTGCACTTGGGATTATTAATGCTGCTGATGACTCTCGGTTGACGGATGCACAACGCCGGAGGAAATACGAGGTTGTCAACCCTGAGCGTGGCAATGACCTGCTAACCAAACTGCAAGAAGGGCGTCTTGGCACTTCAAACAGTTCAGCTAAACCCAAGCCCTCTAAGCCTGGTTCTGACGGTCGCTACGTTCCTGGCAAAGAGCAGTCGAAGTTCACTGATTCCGAAGCCGCAAAACCTGCAGAAAAGCAACCTGCACGTCCTGTTCGTAGTGCTAGCCAGCAGCCCACTACGGCTGTCCGCAACCCCTCTCCCAAGGCCAAAGCTAGCACTCCCTCCAAGCCTGCACCCAAAGCAAGCGAGACCTACCGCGACGGCGGTAAGGGCTTGTACCAAGGCTCTAAGGAGTACCGAGACAAGGTTGGCGGCTCTGGTAACCCCCTGCTGAACCGTTTCCGCAAGGAAATGGGTCTTGATCAGGCCACGGGTCAACGGGCTGATGCTCCAACGGTTGCCAAAGAAGCACCCAAGCAAGAACCAAAGGCTGCTTCCAAGTCTGGCGGTGAAGGCGTCAAGGACAGCCTGAAGATCGATCAAGCCGCAACCAAGGCTGATTCGTCGAAGTACTTCAACCAAGC